GTCATTAACTTATAGGTGCATTGAATTATTGCATAAACATACAACCATACCTTTTAAATTAATACTCATAGAGAATTTACAGAGGTGGGTATCTGACAGGGGCGATATATACGTATCATATAAAGAACCAAGAAGTTACGCAGAGAATGTAAATACTGGATTTAAACTTGCAGATACTGATTATATCGGTGTCATAAATAATGATGTATTCGTAAGTGAAGGTTGGTTAGAAGCAATAATGAGATGTTTTAACATACCAGATTGCGGTATAGCAAGCGTTGAGAGTTCGCAATTTAATAGACCATCAAGAAATGTTATAGAAGAGGGGTTTTTCGGAGCTATTTGGGTTGCTAAAAAAGAGGTTATAGATAAGGTTGGTTTGATGGATGAGAGGTTTGTTCTTTCTTTTGACGATGCCGATTATTGGGTTAGGACTTACGAGGCAGGATATAAGTTTTACATAAACAGAAATGTCGTCATAGAACATCCTGGAGGTTCTACAATCCAGAGTATGCCAGGACATAAGGAACGGTATATAAAAAACAGGGCTTTATTCAACAATAAACACGAGGGATGTGGGTTAAAGATATTTGAATTATTACGATAGGGGTGAATATGGCAGTAAAGACTTTCGGGACAATGAAAACAAACGTTGGAACTCAAGTTCAAGATACCTCTTCTGAGTTCTCCACGATTATAGGTGATTATTTAAATAACAGGTATTTTGATGTATTAAGACGCACTAACTGGCAGGCGGTTAATGAGGGTTATTCACTTACCTTATCAGCTGGAGATACTATGGCTTCTTTGCCCGCTGATTTTGGCAAGGAGATATCTGTTTATGACTCTACGAATAACACGGAAATAGATTTTATAAGCCTTAATGATTTAATCACTGCCCATCCTGATACCTACGAAGAAAGCGGGAGCGTATCTGAATACACGATAGTGCAGGGATTATTAAGCGATGGAAGCAGATATAAATATCTTAAACCCTATCAGATACCTACCGACACCATAACTTTGCGTATTCCATATAATATTATGCCTGTGGCTATGGCTTCAACTGGTGCTTATACAGTTATGCCTTGTGAGGAAATAATAGAATTGGGTGCTACTGCTGACGCTTGGAGATACAAAAGACAGTTCGCTAAAGCACAAGATATGGAAGCGTTATATGAAAAGGGAATAATAAACCTAATCTGGGATAAAGAAAACCAACCAAACCAAATAAGAACATTCAACCCCTGCCCTTATAGCCGAGATACAGTCTGAGGATAATATGGCACAAGATGATAGACAATTAAGTATAGTTAGAAAAGACTTGTCTGGAGGTTCTAATACACGCCTCGCACCGAACAACATCAGCGAGAACCAGGCAACTCTTTTATATAACATAGACATTGGAATACCAGGAGAAACATCTAAAAGACCAGGCATAACTTTGTTAGAAGATTTAGGTGATTCCGATTCCGGAACTGGTGCTTTTGGATTTGAACCCGATGGTGGAGTAAATGAACTTATAGTAACTCACGGAGCTAAATTAGAGGGATATATCGGTTCTGGGACATTTACGGAGCATAAAACAGATTTTACATCCGGAATTGAAACAACTATGGTTAAAGCCGGAGAAAGTGGCGAGGGCGATGTTATTTTGGTCTCTAATGGAACTGATAATGTTTTCCGTATGTTACAAGACCATACATTCCAGGATTTGGGAGATACCAGCACTTCTCCACCAAAAACTACGGTAATGACTTATTTCCGCAACCGTGTATGGGGTTTGAAATCAAATTTAGCTTATTTTTCTGACGCATATCCTTCCGATTATTCTTCGGCTTTTGACAGGACAACAAATGCTTTCCGTATGCCAGTCGGAACAGAGAGAGCAATTATCGGTTTAAGGGATATTGGCTTAATAGTTATTGGACAAGACCAAGTGTGGGGGTTAAATCCTTCTGCTGTTCCAGACCCTGATACTGATAAGCCGGAAAAGATACTTGATATAGGTTGTGTAGCTGGTAAAACAGCTTGCCTTGTGGGAGACGATGTGTATTTTCTTTCAAAGGATGGGGTCAGGGGAGTATTCAGGACACAGTTAGACAAACTTCAATTAGGAAATTCCTATCCTTTAAGTTATCAGCTTAAAGACGAATATGACAACATAAGATGGTCAGTAATAGATAAGGCTTGTGCGGTATATTTTGACAATAAATATTTTATAGCTTTACCCACGGGAAGTTCGTCATACAACAACCAAGTATGGATATATTACCCTGCGACGCAAGGTTGGACTGTAATCACGGGTTGGAATGTCGGAGCTTGGGCTAAAGTTTCATTCAGCGGTGAGGAAAGATTATATTACATAGATTCTGCTACTGATAAGGTTTACCGTGCTTGGTATGGTTATTCTGACAATTCAACTGCAATAAATTACCAGGAAGAAGGGCGTAAGGAAGATTTAGGTCAGCCTTTAGTTAAGAAAGTCGGTGGCGAAGTAAAGGTTAAGGCACAGGCTACGGGTAATTACGATATTGCAGTATATGCCTCATTTGACGACCAGGATTATACATCGCTTGGAACTTTTAACCTATCTGCTGGTGTGGCACTCCCAGAAGATTTGCCATTTTATCTTACAGGAACATCAACTGCAATCGGCGTATTTCATTTAGATAGCTATGGTGAATGGACTACCATTAAATTAAAGATACAGCATAACGCTACAAACGCTTCAGATAACATAAAAATACTTGAGAGACAGATAAACACCTTTCAGTGTGCTTATTATTCGGAGTGATTATGAAAGAATACAATGAATATGAAAATAAAAATGTTGAGAGAATTGTCAACGAGCAATATGGTGTGGACGTCTGTATTTTTATAAAAAAGTGGCTTAATGATGATGGAACTTTTAATAAGAGGTATGTAAGGTTTGTATTACCGGATAAAGAATATAAATTGACGGAATATTTTAAAGATAACGGAACTGACTTTGTAACTTTGGGTGAAGAAAAATTCAAGCGTTATTTAGATGCTGAACTCAAGGTAATTGATTTATTAAGGAGTGAGTGATGGCTACACTTTCAAAGGGTTATACATTCGGGGCTACCGAACAAGTAACTAATACTAAATTACACAGTTTAGTTGATGATGGAACAGTAACCGAAATAGTAAATGCCGACATAGACGCAACTGCGGCAATAATAGATACCAAATTAGCACAGATATATACTGCCGGAAAGGTATCTGGACATTCTTTTACATTGCTATCTTCAATACCATCAGGAGCAGGTTATATCCCACCTGTTAATTTAGGGTCTGGTGCGTCTATCGGGATTCAGTATTTAAGAGGAGACCAAACTTGGCAGACATTGACAGACAGCGATGAGAAAGTAAAGGCTGACAGTTCTGACCCTACAGCGGATTATCTTGATGGTAAGGTTGATGGGACAACAATAGAGGTTGATTCTTCAAACCATTATCTTTATGTTTTGCATAGTAACCAATTTTTTTGCTTCTTCAGGAACTTTTACAGCTCCATCAGGTATAAGTAGGGTTTATGTAACAATGGTCGGTGGTGGAGGTGGGGGGGGCTACGGGTTATGGTGCGGCGTCTTGGAAAGGTAGTGGTGGTGGAGGTGCTGGCGAGATGTTGGTTAAAAGACCATATTCTGTAACTCCTGGTAATGGTTACAGCATAACAATAGGTGCTGCCGCAGCAACAGATTCTGATGGTTCAGATACTGTATTTGGTTCAATAACTGCTAAGAAAGGTTTAAAAGGAGCAGTCGGTAACATTGGTGGAGGTGGTTTTGGTGGAGAGGGCGGAGGTTCGGGATTCGATGGCTCTGGAGTTAAATCCTGGCGGATATGGTTTAGTCGGAGGAGATGGTGCTGACGGAACTGCCCTTGTCGGTGGCGGCGGTGGAAGCGGATTATTTGGACGTGGTGGAACTGGTGGAGCGGGTGGGGTAGGAACAGCAGCTACTGGATATGGTGCTGGTGGTGGGGGAGGGGATGGAGATAATCCGACAGGTTTCGCAGGAGGTAGCGGTTCTCCTGGATTCGATTAGTAGAATGGTAAAGGAGAAAATATGGCAGTATTAAGCAAGGGACAAACATTCGGAGCAACGGAAGAAATAACAAATACCAAGCTCCATAATTTGATAGATAACGGAACTGTAAGCAATATAGTAAACGCAGATATTGATTCATCGGCTAATATCGCAGATAGTAAACTTGCTTCCATATCAACAGCAAGCAAAGTTAATGGCTCGGCTTTAACAGGTCTTGCTAATATCCCAGCGGGTGCGGGTATCATACCAACGGCTAATGTCCCTGGTTCTACTCCGACTGGAGGGATAATACTCTGGACTACAACTACAACACCTACTGGATATCTTCTTTGTTACGGTCAGGCGATATCAAGAACGACATATTCAGATTTATATGCTGTCGTAGGTGATACATTTGGAGCAGGAGATGGTGCTACGACATTTAATGTTCCAGATTTAAGGGGTCGTTTTCCACTCGGTAAAGATGATATGGGTGGTTCATCGGCAAATAGAGTTACAGATACTGACGCAGATACCATTGGCGGTGCAGACGGCGAAGAAACCCATACTCTCAGCGTAGACGAAATTCCTTCCCATAGACACACTTATAGTAAAGGTGTATATGCAGCAGAAGCAGATGGTTTGGGCGGGGCTTTGAAATCACTTACTTCAGATAATTCCGGTTATACAGGAGGAGGAGAAGCACACAATAATATGTCTCCATTTATAACTTTAACATACATAATCAAAACTTAATGGATGAAGTCAAAGAGATAATAGATTTTATAAATTCAATTTTCCATATAGTAACGAAGAACT